CTAAAATGGGCGTAAGCTCCTCTTTATACCAAAGATACAGAGTTTGCTTTATATTGCTTTTGGTCGTATCTTGGTGAACATTAACAACGATGTAATCACCTTTTATATATACGGCATAAGCACCGGCACTCATGCGATTGACTTTAAGCCGATACTTGTCACCTTTGAAATAGTGTGCTTCACCTGAGATGTATTCACGGTCAGGTTGGATGTCGTAAGATGTAAGAAGCTGCCGCTTTTCTTCAATCCAAATCCACTTTTGGAGAACATACATCTGGATGCGGCTATCGCTATAGTCAGTAGGCACAGAGATATGTACCCTCCCATCAGGAGGATATACGGAGAGATGCACATTCTTGATTGGCTTCTTCTCAACCTCAATGTTTAAACCGTTTACTATCACTGCGTTTATCTGTTACTATGCAATAGCGATTTGACATCAATATCCAAAATGTTAGCTATTTGAGTAAGCATCCGCAAATCAGGCTGCGATGTATTAGTACACCATTTCGACACAGTTGTCGGATTAACACCTAATTGCTCAGCCAGCCACTTGTTTGTGCGCTTCTTCTCGGCTAAAACGATTTTCAGTCTATTTATATCTTCCATATCGCTAAATACATTATTTCAGTCGCAAATATAATGAAAATTTCGCTAATTATTATCTGCGAAAACGTATTTTCTGCGAATAAACGGCGTTATATTAACTTTTTTACCCCGTTAAGGTTGTATTATGGTCAACTATTCAACAGTAGGGAAGCATTAACCAAAGGCTTTGTTGAATAGGTTGATGGCATCGACTTTTGACTCCATCACCACCTCTGCATAGCGTTGAGTGGTGTTGACGGACGTGTGACCGAGCAATTTACTCGTTGTGTAAATATCACCTCCCGCAGCGAGTGTGAGTGTCGCGAAAGTCCTACGCGATGTGTGGAATGTCAGGTTATGATTGATACCTGCTGCTTCCGCTATCTTTTTTAGGCTACGATTTACGGCGCTGATGGATGGAACAGCAAAGACTAAACCTCTCGCACGTTTGGGCTTCTCGGGAAGCCATTGTTGAGCCATATTGCCAATAGGAACGCTGACTATACGTTTCGTTTTCTGCATAGTCATAGAAATCATCAATCCGTTGTCGGTCTCTTTTATATCTTCCCATCGCAATGCTGAGATGTCGCTATGGCGCAACCCGGTGTAGCAGCAGAATAGGAAACATTGTTTGGCAACAAAGAATGGCGTATCCAGATTTGCAATAGCAGACACTTCCTCAACGGTTAAATACTCAATCGCTTCATCTCGTTTGCCAAGAATTTCTTCCGGTCTAAGCTTTGAGAACGGATTCGATTTTAGCAATCCCTGTTTTACCGCCGCATTAAGCATGTGGCGCAATCCGTTTTGGCGAAGTCGTATCGTCTGATATGACAGACGTTGCTTCGCCCCGGGGTGTTTTGGGTTCTCATAATCGTTCTGCAAGAACTCAATGAAACCGATGCAAAACTTTGCGTCAATTTTGCGAAAGCGTAGGCGAGGATGCTTGATGTGCGCCATGTACGCACGGATATTCATTATCAGTGACTGCACATTCTTGATGTGCCACTGAGAGTATTCAGGATTGACCGAGATTTCTTCAAGATATTCATCCATCCAATTATCGAACAAACGCTCACTTGGATTTGCTTTTTCCCTTTCATCCAATTCTCGCTCAATGCCGAGCATCCGTTCCGCTTTTATGGCAACCGCCTTGCGCATTGCATTCTTATTGAGAGCGGTTGTCGTAGCATCCTTACCGGGTACGATGTAGAGCTTCAAGAACTCATAGTGACGCTTGCCGTTCTCGTAAATGTCAAGATACAAGCTCTGGCTCCCATCTTGCAACTCCTTCGTTCTGATTTCAATCGTCTTGTTTGCCATCGCTATTCGGTTGAGTGAACATTGTGTCGATTAAGTTTACAGTGTCAACCTTCTTCTGATCGACAATCTTCGCATAAATCTGGGTAGTGTTGATGTTGCCGTGACCGAGCAACTTACTGACTGTGTAAATGTCGGCATTGAGCGTTAGCAACATTGTCGCGAAGCTATGCCTTGAACAGTGATACGTAATATGCTTATCTATCCCGGCAGCCTTCACCCATTTATCAAGTATGAGACAGATGTTAGACGTTCCGGCTGGCAACACAAACATCGGCTCATCCAATTCACGTGGCGGCATACAGCGCAGTGCCTCCTGAGACAACGGCACGTTGACCAAGTTTTGAGTCTTCTGCATTCGTATTCTAATGAACTGTGCCGAACCGTCAGGTGTCTTTTGAACGTCACGCCATTTCAACGCACGGACATCGCTCAGGCGAAGCCCGGTGAAGCAGCTGAGCAGGAATGCCAACTTCACATTGTCGTTGGGGCATGGAGTGTCGATTAATTTGTGAACCTCTTCTATGGTGAGAAACTCACGTTCTTTTTCCTTCGCCGGAAATTTCTCCTTTCGACTAAGCATTTTCAACGGATTCGCATCTATGATACCTTCACGCACCGCAGTGTTGAGCGCACCGTTCAAGACGGCTTGGTGATGATGCATCGTTGATGCGCTAATCACCGTCTTGCCATCTTTGCACACTCCATGCTTGGCAGTCCGGAGAAATTTTAGAAATTCTTTGCAGAAATCGGTATCCACTTCAATCATCGTCATCGCTTCGCGCCCTTCTTTTTCAAGAAATGCCTGAACCTTGACACGCATATCTCGGCGACCTTTGAGCGTTGACTTCGTGACACCGAGTGAATCGTTCTCGTATTTCATCAACCAGTCGAGCAATCTCAGTGACGAGCCTCTGACCTTATCCCATTTCTTGATGCCATGAGATTGTAGAGCCAAGATGCGCTGAGCTTTGATTTGCTCGGCGAGCTTTCGAGTTTGATTATTTTGCATTTTGCAAATTGGAGAGGTCTCGGGTACGATATACAATTTGAGAAATTCATACTTACGGACTCCATTATCATAGATGTCAAGATAGAGGCTCTTGCCGCCATCCTTCATCGCCTTTTCACGAATGCGAACAGGCTCTTTGACCTTGATAACTTTCTTCGGTTTTGCCATCGAGAGTGAGAGTTTTAATCTGTTTGTTTTATATCTTTTATTTTGGTGCAAAGGTACGCAAAAATTTCGATATGGAGTAACATCCAAGTAACAAAAATATCCGAAAAACATCAATTCAAACCGAAAGTCAGAATTTATATCAAAATCATTAAATAATTAAACAATAGCTTATTACGTTGCTTTTCTGCGATATATTATAACTGTATTTTCGTGCCGAAAACTTATACTTCGTGGGATTTCGGATGGGTGTGACGGTAGAACGCAGTGACGACTGTTTGCATCTCTGTTGGCAGGTATGAAGTGGCTTTGGCTTTGATCCAATCGGGTATGTCCCAAATTGCTTCGGCAATACTTCCGACGATAGCTCCGAGCGTGTCTGCATCTGCCCCGAGACTGACGGCTTTGCGGATTGCGTCCTCAAAACTTGTACTGTTAAGAATTATCCAAAATGCCACCGGCACTGTGCCTTGGCATGTCTCGTCAAAACGATTAAGCACATCATCCCTCTTGACATCAACGTTGTAACCCGCGTAGTCAACCGCTCGCTTCAATCCCATCATGATTTTCTTTTTCACGTCCTGGCCCGTTGTGTTTGGGAGGTGGCGGATGTCGTAGATGGCTAGTGCTACGGCGGTGGCGCCTTTGATGCCTTCGGGGTGGTTGTGGGTGCACGCTGCGGATAGCTCGGCGTTGCGTAACATTTCGTCTTCATCTTCGTAGTACCACGCAACGGGACTTACTCGCATGGCGCTGCCATTGCCGAATGAGTCGTAAGGTCGCGGATTATCGCTGCGAACCCATTGTGCAAATCTACCGCCATAACCGCCCTTGGGATGAGGGAAGCGCTTGCACCAATCGTGTAAGCTTTCGCCGAATGCCCTGCCTTTGAGCAGAGCATCGGCTACGGCGATTGTGCAAATAGTGTCATCTGTGAAGTCGCACTGATCCGAAAATAGTTCAAAGTCATAATCGTTGGTGGGGTTGAACTCAAACCTGCTGCCAACAATGTCTCCAATTATTGCTCCTAACATTTGGCTGCTTATTATTTGTTCCAATTATATTCGATGCCGAGCGTTTCAAGTCCGCTGTATTTCCAAAATTCTTGATCGAAGTTTGGGGTGTACTTTGACATCAAAACTTTATCGATGTGTTGTTTTTTGCTGTCGTTAATGTCGTTGAATTCGTGTACTCGTTCGAATACTTGTTTAGGCCATTCGTTTAGGTCAAGTTGATAGAAGACGGTTCCGATTCGAGTTAGCTTGTGCTTTTGGCAATTTGAGAGAAGTAGTGTGCTGTTGCCAAGTCTGAAGCCATAGCCATCCTCTAATGCATCAAGAGCAAGCTCGGTTGTCTTACCATCAATCTCGATTCTGATCACAT